CAAAACCGGCCAGACGCCAAGCCATAGCCAAGTCAGTCACACCTGCAAGTCGGTAGGTTTCCCCCAAGATAGTATTAGTATAAACAGCTGTAAAAATTTCCATAAAAGCGGTTTTTTGAACCCGAGTTTATTCCCAAAAAGCATACCCCAAAAATACGTTAAACCGTACACCGGTGCAAATCATAACATGTTTATCTTCATTGTGATATATGATTTAGAAAGAATTTAAATTAAAAATAAGCTAAAAAATAAATGATTGTAATATAATCACATTTAAAATCGGCTAATTTTGAAGCATATAAACTTTAACAAACAAAAAAAGGGTATGAAAAACACAATCAAGGAAGCGCTGAAAAACAAGTATAAAAACATGGGTTTTGGCGATAAGGCGTTTGATGGGGCCGCAGAATACCTGGCAACATTGATCGAAAACGACACCGAGGTCGAAACAGCGGTCGCGGGCGTCGAAAATCTACTAAAGGCATTCCAGGCCGACAGCGACAAGGTACGAACCGAAAAAACGAACCTCGAGAAAAAGCTGGCAGAATTGGAAGGCAAAAACCCAGATGCTGCTTCGGCAGCAGCAGCAGCCGAAGCAGCAAAAAAAGCAGCCGCCGACGAAACACCGGCATGGGCCAAGTCCATAATCGACCAGAACAAAGAGCTGGCCGCGAAATTGGCAGCCATTGAAGGTGACAAGGTGGCGAACACCCGTAAACAGCAACTAACAGTGGCAATGGAGAAGGCCCCGGCCAAGCTCCGCGAACGATACGAGAAAGACCTGTCCCGGATGAATTTTGAAAGCGACGAGGCTTACGCCGAATGGCTGACAGAAGTAAAAACGGACACCGAAGCCTTTGTCGCCGAAGCCACGCAAAGAGGGGCGGTTTTTGGGAGGCCAATGGGAACCGGAGGCGGAACCACCCCGGAAAAACCAACCCCGGAAGTGGAGGCCCGCATTAAAGCGAGAGAGGCAGAAACGGCAGCCCCTGCCATTTTAGGGCTACCAAAATAAACCCATAAATCGAAATGAACGTAAACTTTTTTGAAGTAAGCCCGGACTCCGTAACCCCGGTTATTTTCGAGCAGATACTCGGAGAGAAACCAGGAGGTGCCATCGTCGGTAATCCAGCATGGGACGTACTCCCCGGGACAGCGGTCGGCCCAAACGGCTCGAGTGTTTTTACCCCAATTAAGGCATATCGCCTTACTAAAGCCGTCGCAAGCGGCGACACAACCATCGAAATCGCCAAAGGTTCAGGAGTAGCAGTAGGCGACGCAATCGGAAATGGAACAAAGGCGGTCGCCTGCACTGCAGTAGATACGACCACATACGCCACAAAGGACGTTGTCACCGTTTCCTTGGCTTTGACCATCGCAATCGGTACGGTTTTATACCAAGCCGCAGCAGCAAGCGCATCCGCAGCGGTTCCCATCTACACACCTAAATATTTGACAGGTGCATACGTATTCGCAGGCAAAGGCGACCAGGTAATAAAGCTGGTGAATTTCGCCAACGTAAGAAAAGAAACGGTCAATGCTTCCCTGGAAGTTTTGGCCCTAATACCAACCATTAAAGCCGTATAATCATGCTAAAGCCACTTTTTGACCTCGACCAGACCAACATGCAGGCCGAGGTAAACAGCTACAAACCAGGCAACGGCCTTGTTTGGTCAAAGCTATTCCCCCTGAAATTCACCCCACGATTTGACCTAAAAGGAATCGAGGGCAATGACGGAATCCCCGTCTCTGCCGACAGGGTCGCCTTCAATACAAAGGCCCCGCTGAAAACCCGCAAAACCGTAGGCTCCTGGAGCGGAAAGTTGGGTAAAATCGCCATTTCAAAACAGAAGGGCGAAGAGGAAATCAATGATTATAAGGATTTGAAGGTAATCAGCGCAAACAACCAGCTCGACAAGGCGACAGCGCAATACTTGGTCGATATGGTATACAACGACGTCCAGGCGGTAAACGACGGAACCGATTACAAGATCGAGATCGACGCGCTCCGCATTGGATGCAGTGGCAAGCAAACATTCCCGGCCAGCATTGAGGGCGAAATGGCAACTGCTGACGAGATCAACTTCAATGTACCAGCCGCCAATTTCGTCGGAGTAACCACGCTGTGGAGCAACGCAGCCAGCGCCGACGGGATCGGCGACATTGTAAAGCAGCAAAAATCGATTGCCAAATTGGGACTAAAAAAACCGATGTACGCAATTTTGGAGGCCTCCACCTTTGAACTTTTGCTCGCCCAGGTAGCCACTACCAAGAGGGTGGCCAGCGTACTAATCAACGTAAGCGGGCTCACCAGCACCGAGGTGCTGAGTGTTGACAACGTAAACGCCTACATGAAGGCCAAAGGATATCCGCAGTTTTTGGTTATCGACTCCTACGCAACCATCGAAGCGAAGGACGGAACCCAGACCACTATCAAGCCGTGGAACGAAAAAGTAGTCACGCTGGCCCCAACCCCACAGCTGGGTTACACATACTACAAACCCGTCCCATTGATTGACAACACAGCTGCGCTGCAAGTACAAGGGGCTTACGCCAAAACAACCGTATACAGCGAATTGAACCCGCTGCTTGAGGTAACAATGGCCGAAGCATACGTACAGGCCGGTTTGATCAACCGCGCCTCGCTGGTATTCATGAATACCACCAACGCAAGCGGCTGGAACGGCGGCAACTAATAGCGAAGCGAAGTGACAATCCTCGAAGCAATAAAAGCCGTTTCATCATACCCGATCCCGCTGCGAACGATTACCCGGTTCGCAGCGGCCAGGGATTTGAACGTAAATGCGGAAGTAAACAGCGAAACGCTGGCCTCCCGAGAATTCCAATTTGCAGAGGCGGACGTCATGATGTGGCTAACAAAGGCCCCGATAGTAACTGAGGGCGGCGTCACCATAACACTGAGCGCAGAAGAGAAATCGCGACTATTGGCCGACGCCTCCGAGGTATACGCGGAGCTGGGCACGAGGGAAAGGCTTTACGGATATAAAGGTGAGGATTTATGACCAACGGGACGCTGCAATACAAAAGCAAAACAGGTGGCGGAACAAACCCAACAACGGGCGATCCGATACCGGTAACAGGAGCGTGGAGCGATTGTATAGACTGCTTTATACAAACGAACCACCACAACACCAAAGGCAGATACATAGATGGAAAATTCGAAATAGTCGATTACACGATACTAATCGAAACACAGCCATTTGATGCCGACCGGGTGCTGCTGATAACCGACAAAGGAAAGACGCTGGGAGAATTCCAAGTCCAGAATGTCGAGTTTTTGGATGCAGTAGGACGGGTCAAAATAACGATCGCAAATGGCCATTAAACAAGTAACACCGATGGCGGCAATAGAGCAGCACCTGGCGCTTGAAATACAACGTAGGAAAGACGCGATTCTATACGCCTTCAAGTACGTAGGCGAGCGCTGCATCAACGAAGCGCGAACCAACGGCAGTTACAAAGACCGCACCGGAAATCTAAGAAGCTCGATCGGATACCTAATCCTACAGGACGGAGCCGTTCACACCGCCTCGGCCTTTGATGGCAACGAGGGAGGACAAACCGGCAAAGCCCTAATAAACAAATTGGTCGCCGAATTCCCGCAAGGAATAGCGCTCGTAGTTGTAGCAGGCATGAAATACGCCGCCGCGGTAGAAGCGCGCAATTTTAACGTTTTAACCAGCGCCGAATTGCTGGCCGAACAGCAAGTCCCAACACTTTTAAAAACGCTCGGATTCACCAAATGACAAAGACGGCGGACGAAGTAGAAAGCGATTTATTCGCGCTAATAAGCAGCAGCGCACTAAAGCAGGCCATCAAAGGGTCAGTCTACAAAGACGGAACCAGGCCAATCAACGCAACCACCGAGGACGCGGTTATTACATTCGTGGCAGGGCTCGACGACCAAATACAAACCGGAGCCATTAACCTAAACGTCTACGTCCCCGACATAGACAACGGAACCGGGACATTGGTCAAAAATACAGCCCGCTGCCGGGCTTTGGGTATCTTGGTAAACCAGATTGTAAAAGCAACTACCCCAGGGAACTACTATTGGTCGCTTGGCGGAACCATACAAACATTCCCAGCCGACCAGATAGGCCAGCACTTTGTAAACGCAAAAATCAAATTTCAGTTAGCAACCTTTTAAAAACTAATAAGATGGCAGTATTATCATGGGGTAAACCCACAGTCGAAATCGGAGTATCCACTGGAGCCGCAGCAACGACCTTCACCTCCCTTCCCGATATTAAGGAAGGCACGGCCAAGTTGACCACGACACCAGGGAACACACTCAAGGCAACCGCAGAAGGCGGTGCACTTATTGACGTCCGCAAAAACGTAAACAGCAGCGTTTTTGAATGCGAAATTTTCGTAAAGAAAGGCGCCACAAAACCCATTGCAGACGCCGATGGCGTAATCCTAACCAACCACACCCTGCGGTTAACCCCGGAGGACGTAACTCTGGAGGGATTCATAATGGATTATACCAGTGTTTCAGTAGTTGAGACATGGAGCTCGCAGGACGGCAAGATTTGGAAGTACACCTTCGAAGGATTGAAGCCGACCACCGGAAACATATTGAAACCATACACGAAACCGTAAAAGTAAGCCCGGCCATCACCGGGCCCTTTTAGTTTTTGATTGGAAGAGAGAAGCACAGAAAAGGCCGGGGAAAGCCCGGCCACCGGTACACACAACCCACACACGACATGCATGAAAAAGACAACAGAATCCAGGGTCGCCGACACCATACTCGAGCGCACTCAGGAAATAAAACTAAACGGTCAAACATACCAAGTGGCCCCACCAACAACAGCGACACTTATCCTTGTAAGTGAGCTGGTCGCGACCCTACCAGCGGTCAAACTTGACCCGGGAAACGTATTCTCCGAAACCATACTGATCGCCCCCGAATGCAAGCCGCTGGGCGAAATAGTGGCCGTTTTGATATTAGGCGCCAAAAACATAAAGCAAACCAAAACCGTCGTAAAAAGGCGTTTTTTTGGCCTAATCACGGAAACCACAGAAGTGACCATCGACAAACAGGCGGAGCTCGCCCACACCATACTAAACGAGCTGTCCCCCCGGGAACTATACGAGTTAACAACCCAGCTATTGACCAAGATGGAGATCGCGGATTTTTTCGCGCTTACCACTTCCCTAACAGAAATAAATCTGATGAAGCCGACGCGGGAGGTGGTAAAAACGACAGCATCTGGGCAATAATAGCAGGCGTCGCAAAGGGATACACGCTGACAATAGACTACGTTTTGCATGGCATGAGCTACGCAAATACGATACTATACAGCTCCGTCCTCCCCAGCTACGATGACTTAAAAGAAGAGGAAACGATCAACGCGGACGACCCGCGCAACCGGTCGAAAATAAGAAAAGAATTATACGGGTAAGCAATGAACAACGATAATGGAAGTATACGATTTGCGGTCGAGCTTGACAACACCAAGCTGCAGGCCGACGCGGCAAAATCCCGGGCGGAACTTACCAGCATAGGGAACACAGCAGCGGCGCAAGGCAACAAGATGCAGGAGGCGTTCAGCGCGATGAACGGCATGGTCGGAATGGCCGCAATGGCAGCCGTCGCCAGCATAGGGTTAATCGGGAAAACCATACTCGACACCACCGCCAAATTTGAGAAATTCGGAATCGTACTAAAAAACACGCTGGGCGAGGTAAAGGGAATCGACGCGCTGGCGATGCTTTCCCAATTTGCAGCCACAACACCATTCCAGCTCGACGAAGTAACCGGGGCCTTCATAAAGATGGCAAACCAGGGATTTGTCCCGACCCGCGAGCAGATGATCAAGCTGGGCGACCTGGCCAGCAGCACCGGCAAAAGTTTTGATCAGCTAACAGAAGCCATCCTGGACGCCCAGACAAGCGAATTCGAACGACTAAAGGAATTTGGGATAAAGGCCAGCTCCAGCGGCGACAAAGTAACCTTTTCATTCAAAGAGCAAAAGACCACCGTCGAAAATACAGCCAGCGCGATCCGCGCCTATATTTTGAGCCTGGGCGACCTAAAGGGAGTGACAGGAGCCAACGCGCTGATTTCTGCCAGCCTAACAGGCCAACTTTCAAACCTAGGCGACAAGCTGGCCGCGATGTACAACAAGATCGGCACCGACAACAAGGGGATTTTATACGGAGCGATCGACGGAATAAACACCCTGGTCGATCACTACCAGGCGGTGGGCGAAGTTTTGACCGGGTTAATTGCCATTTACGGGGCCCAGAAAGTAGCGGTGATGGCCGTCGCCTGGGCCGAGAACGCCAAAGCAGCAGCAACCGCCCGGGCTGCAGCGGTCGAAACAGAATACAACCTAATTATAAACGCGCAAAACTTTTACATGGCTGCCAAAGCCCGCGGCATAACAGCAGAAATCGCCATGCAGGAAGCCAAAGCGCTGGCCCTAAAAAACGTGGCTGCGGCGGAAGCAAAAGCAGCAAGCACAACCAAAGCATCCTCGCTGGCCAACCCATACGTCCTGGCAGCGATGGCCGTGGCCGCGCTCGGATTCGCCATTTATAAAGTAATAACCTACCAGACCGACCTCGAAAAAGCGATCGCCAAAACAGCCTCCCAGGTCGAAAACGAACGGGACAAAACCGCCCAGCTTTTCGCCCAGCTAAATCACGCAACCAAAGGAACCGACGAGTGGAAAAAAGCAAAGGCCGCGATTCTGGATCAATACGGGAACTATTTAACCGACCAGCAAAAAGAGCTCGACAACACCAAAGGAATCGCCGATGCATACACCGCAATAAACAAAGGGATTGCCGAAAATATAGCGCTAAAAGTAAAGCAGGAATCCTTAAACGCAATCAGCGAAAAATATAATCCCAGGATCACAGAGGGCACGGCAGGGATTCACAACGAAGTGAAAAAGGCGCTGGGAGCAGACCGGGCCGCGAATGTAGACCAGGAGATCGCGCCGCTGATCGCAAACGTAAAAGTGGCGGTCGACGAAAAGACAAAGGCGGACGCCAAAAGAGAGCTTCAAACATACCTGGACAATTTGCGCGAAGAGGTATGGGGCGGGCCCAACAGCAGCGTGTGGGGCCGAACCGGTAATATTTCCAAGTTCAGCAGCGAGCTCACCGCCTCGCTGGAGAATTGGAAAAACGAAACGGAAACCGTAAACAACGCCTTCACCGCCACAGCCCAGAAGATAGAGGCAGCAAAACCAGACCCGGTTAAAACAACGTACCAGGCCCAAATCAACGCGCTAAAAGCAAAGAAAGCCCAATTACAAAAAGAGCTCGAAGAGATCAAGAAAACCCCGGACGTCGACCCAATGAAGGCCGTCACAGCCAAACAGGGGCAAATCGACGAAATAAACAAAAAGCTGGGAGAGAAGGAAAAACCAGAAAAGGCGCAAACCGAAATCGAGAAACTAAAGGCAGCGATAGAAAAAGCCAACTATGCGGAAAAGGTAGGATTAACCGTAAAGCTCGACAAGTTAGAGAAGGAAAAGGCACTAAAAGAAGAAATCCTAAAGATCCAGGTAGCCATTGCCGAGAGTACAAAGATGGAACCCCGGGGCCCGGGATCGGCGGAATTGGCAATCGTAGAAGCGGCAAACAGCTCGAAAGAAGGATCAGCGGCAGCCCTGGCCAAGATTAACGATGCCGAATTTGAAAAGGTAAAAAAGCGGACGGAAGAAACGGCCAAGCTCGAAAAAGAAGCCGCAGACGACCAGGAGAAAAAAGCCAAAGAAACCGCCGGTTATTTTTACGACATAGCCGACGCCGCCGACTATTTGAGCCGAAAGCTGGGCGACAGCAACAGCGAGCTGGCCGGAATGCTATCAGTAGTCGCGAACATGGGCAGCCAGCTCGGGAAATTAGCAGAGAGCGGGTTTAAAATAAGCAAATCCCAGGGCATAGGCATGGCCATAAGCGGAGCCACCCAGCTAATCGGGATGGTAGTGGGGCAGGCAGCAGAAAACAAGCGGGTGATGGCTGAGTATTACCGGTCGGTAATTCAGCAACAGCAGGATTACAACATCCTACTAAACGATAATCTCCGGTTAAACAGCGATATAAAAGGCTCCATTTTTATAAAAGACTACGAAGGCAAACTGAAAGACGGAGCGGCAGCCTTCACCGACGCGCAAAAAAAGTACAATGAAGAACTAAAGAAATTCGCCACCAGCGAAGCGATCACCGGGAAGAAAAACGCCATCAGCGGGACAAACATACTCGCAGGCGTAGGAGCCGGGGCAGCGCTTGGAGCCGGGATCGGGTCGGTGGTTCCGGTAATCGGAACAGCGATAGGAGCGGCGGTCGGCGGCATAATAGGAGGGCTCACCGGGCTATTTGCCAAAAAGAAAAAAGACGTCGTAAAACCGCTGCTGGATGTATACCCGGATTTGATAGACAAAAACGGTGAGTTTAACGCGAGCCTGGCAAAGACCCTGGTCGACAACAACAAAGTCACAGAAGCCACAAAGCAGACACTGAACAACCTAATCCAATGGAAAGAGGCAGCAGACAAGGCCAAAGAGCAACTAAAGCAAGTAATCGCAGACTTGACCGGCGGACTTGGCGACGACCTAAGAAACGCGCTGGTTACAGCCTTTGAGGACGGAACCAGCGCGGCCAAAGCATTCGAGGGATCGGTAAACAAGTCGCTCGAGAATATAATGGCTAACATGATATTCAACAAGGCATTCGAGGGTGCGTTTTCAGATTTGCAGGCCAGAATGGAAGCCAGCTATGCGACCACCGGCGACCAGAGCTGGCTCGACGATTTCCAAGCCTTTTATTCCCAAAGCCCGGATTTGATCGCCAAGTTCAACAAGGGAATGGCTGACGCCAAAGCGGCAGGATCAGCCGCCGGGTTTGACCTATTCGGAGCAGGAACCAGGACGGCATCCAACAAAGGGATTGCAGCCATGAGCCAGGACAGCGCCGACGAGCTAAACGGGCGATTCACAGCGATACAAGGCCACACCTTCAGCATAAACGAGGGCGTCAAGATACTGAGCGCAAACAGCGGAATGATCCTGCAGCACCTGGCCGGGATAGAGAAGAACACGGCCCGATTGGAAGGGATAGAGAACCTCACCCGGTCAGTAAGCAACGGAATCGACACCATAAACTTAAAAGGAGTAACGCTAAAGCAATGACGGGAAAAACCTACATAGACGGCGTCGACATATTCACCACATACGGCGTGTGGATAACCGAAGGCGGTTACAACGGGCTGGTGGCATTCCCACCGCTCAAACAACCGGACGCGAACGATTGGCAGGAAGAGGACGGCACAGATGTAGACTTGAGCGCGACCATGCTCGACACCCGCGAATTTGCGGTCACGTTTGCAGCGACAAAAACGCCCCGGGTAAAGGATTTTATCACCCTTTTGGCTAACAAGGCGTATCACGTATTCGACCTCCGGGAAATAGGGCAAACATACACGCTGCGGATGATCGCCCAGCCAAACCGCCAGCTTTTTAACGGGGCGGAGTATTTCACCCTGACCTTTGCCGACGATTACCCACTAAAGGATTACACTTACGCAGCGCCAACGCCTACGATGGTAACACAAACCGGCTACACGCTGGACGGAACCCCGCTGGCCAATTACGGCGTGTGGGTACTCCAGGGAACAGAGTCCGAAATTCAGAAAACCCCAGCCGTAAAAAAGAATCTACTGCGGAACCTAAACAGCGCCTCCGGGGCGTTTTACGATGGCGAAGCGGTAACATTCCAGGCCAAAGAAGTAACCCTAAATTTCAGCCTCGTAGCGGCAACTCTGGCGACGTTTTGGCAAAACTATAAAGCCCTGCTTTATAACCTAAGCAAGCCAGGGGCCCGCCAGGTATACAGCGCAGCAACCGGCGAAACCTTCCCCTGCTATTACAGCAACGCGAGCGTTTCAAAATTCGGGCCGGTCGGGGCGAAGGTATACTGCGATTTTTCCGTAACCCTAATTTACACCCAATACAGGAACCCGGGCGAATATTTCGTCGCAGCCACGGAAGGGGCCAACCCGATAATCACAGAAAACGACGCGTTTATAGATATGGCTTTCCCGGGCCAATATTCCGTCACCGGAGACCGCATAAAGGTAAGCCAGCTGCCAGAGGCAACCAGCGCAAGCGGGCTCGTCCTTTTGGGAGTAAACCCGACAACAAACCAGAGTGTAAAAGTCCCGGCGGCCATTTTTGGAGGCGCAGGCTCCGGTCGGTACATAAGCGAACGACTCACCGGAAACGTAAACGGAACTAATAAAATATTCACAGCCAGCGCGAGCTTTGACCCGGCCACACTATCCGTGTTCCTTAACGGAATACTGGAATTAAACTATTCAGTAACAGCGACAAACGCGATCACTTTAACGGACGCGCCAAAGAATATCGGATTCACCGACGTAGTGACAGCGAGCTATTTTAAACAATAACCATTAAAACAGGACACCCATGAGCACCCAAATCAGAACCAGCAGCCAAGTTTATATCGATGCAGACTTGGACTTCAAAGGAAAAAAAGCGAGCAACCTCGCCGACGGAGCGGTGAACACCGACGCTGCAACAGTCGGGCAAATGAACACCGCGATTGCAAATGCCACCTCGGGCGTGGGTACATCGATACACGCACCGGTGGCAGACCTGGCAGGAGCCAAAGCCGTAAACGCAGCTGGGCGAGCAGACAGAATGCTGATGCTAATCGAGAGCCTCGGGCTTTACCATTTCGATGCCGAAGCGATGACAGCCAGCAACGACGGAACCGTTATCCGCCCAACAGATATCGGCAGCGACGCGAGCGCCGGTCGATGGATAAAAATGAGCGCCACCATCACAGACCACGACCTTTTGAGTAATATACTCGGAAACGGCGGTTACCACTTGTCGCAGGCAGAAAGGGACAAACTAACAGGGATCGCGACCGGGGCCGACGTAACCAACGCCACAAGCGTGGGATCGGCAATAAACGGAGCAGCCGCAAAAGCGACACCGGTGGATGGCGACGTTTTGCCGATACTCGACAGCGCGGCCAGCTTTGGACTAAAGAACTTCACCTGGGCGAACCTAAAGAGCGTTTTAAAAACCTATTTCGATGGGCTGTTTCAAGCCACCAGCCAAAAGGACGCGACAGGCGGTTACGTAGGAATGACGCTTTTTAAAATCAATTTTAAAAACGTAGCCAACACGATAACCTCGTTTTTTACCAACTCGAACACGGTCGCCAGGACGTACACGTTCCAGGATCGCGACGGCACAATCGCAGACAACACCGACATCACCAGCGCGAAAGACCGGGCGAACCACACCGGGCAACAGGTATCCTCGACAATTTCGGATTTCACCGCAGCAGCACAAACAGCCGCTCCCGCCGAAACAACCACAACGATCGGAAACCTGATCGGAGGGGCAGCAGCCAAAACCACACCGGTGGACGCCGACATGATAGGAATCAGCGACAGCGCGGCCAGCAACGCGGTTAAAAAATTCACATTCGCAAACCTAAAAACCTGGCTGGGCTCGTTTTTTAGCGGCGACATTACGGTCACGGCGGGCGGAGTAACAGCCATCGGGGCCAACAAAGTAACCAACGCACAGCTGGCCCAAATAGCAACCCAGACCTTTAAAGGGCGAACGACTGCAGGAACCGGAAACGTGGAGGATTTGACCATCGCACAAGTAAAAACGCTGCTGGGATTGACAGCCGCTAACACAGCAACCCGGGTTTACAGAGCAACCCCGACGGGAACCATAAACGGGAGTAATACGGTTTTTACAATTTCGGCGCTCGTTTTGAGCGGAACCGAGGTTGTAATAAAAAACGGGCTAATCATGAATGCCGGGGCCTCAAATGACTATACGATAAGTTATGGCGCGACCACCACAATCACATTCACCAGCGCACCCAGCAACACCCCGTTTGCAGACATAATCCTGGTTGATTACAGCTACTAAAAACAAGTAACCAATGGCTCGGACACAAACCAAAGGGAATGACATCGGCGACGGATCAGTCGGTCGGGCGGATTTAAACACCGCCACGACCGGCTCCGCCGTGATTACAAAACTTGTAGACGGCAGCCTCGGGGTAAAGATAAGCTCCAGCACAGGGGCGGACGCGGGAACCGGGGACGTGGTACTAAAAATTGATACCGCGTATCTGGATACACTTTATGCAACCCTGGCAGGCGACGATTTCACCGGGAACATAAGCGCCCCGAATTTGATTGAAGGATACACAACCACGGCAACATCAGCGGGAACAACAACGCTGACGGTGACAAGTACATACATTCAGTTTTTTACCGGAACCACAACCCAGACAGTCAAACTTCCGGTTACAAGTACGCTGAAGCTGGGCCACCAATTCTGGATCGTAAACAAGTCCACCGGGGCAGTCACGGTTCAATCTTCGGGCGCGAATTCCGTACAAGTAATCGCCGCGGGTAGTTCGGCCTCGGTTACCTGTATTTTGCTAACAGGAACCACCGCCGCCTCATGGCACGCGAAAGACGAAACAGCAGGCGGAACAGTCCCAGACAATGCCGCCACCTACGCAAAGCAGGGGACGGAGTTTAAAGGCGACCTTACCATCACAAGCAACGCGATCGATTGGTCAACCGGGTTTTATAAAGCCATAACCCTAGCGGCAAATACGACCTACACGTTCACCAACCTGGAGAAAGGGAAAACCATAATACTAAAAATGACCGGGTCATATACGCCGACATTTCCGGCTGCGGTGGTAATCGTAAACGGCGGAACATACGACGGAACAAAGCAGAATTATATAATAATGACTTGCGTAGACAGCGCGACGCCGACGGTTTTAACAACGATAAACAAGCCATGATAAACAACTTAATGGCAGTACACCACGGAAGCGGAGCACCAAAACCAACGATGCCGACGATATCCGTCTATTTAACCTGGGGAAACGATATCGCGGTAAATTGGAGCGACGCGCCGACAGCACCTGCTGGATTTGCCTCTTACAAGCTATACAGAAACGGAACAGAAGTTATGGTGGGTAACTATACAGCAGCGAGTGGATACGATTTGACAATCACCCGATTGGACGACGTCGGAGTTTTGACACCAGGGACAAATTACAGCTATTACGTCCGGGTTTACGACGTCGCTGGAGCCTATGCACAATCGAACACGGTAGTCGCGACTGCAGTAGAAAACACGCCTCCGGTGGCCGTTAGTTTACAGGTAAACCTTTACGGGACACCAACGACCGATGTACAATTATGGTATTCAGTAACCGACGAAACAGCCTTAAGCTGGATTCAATACTACGTATACGATTTGACAACCTCGACGCAAACCGCCTACGGATTAGTCGTTCTTACAGGGACAGCAGCAACCGGACAGATTTTGCTTGCACTTGGAAGCGGAGCATCGATGTCGAACACTTTTGTAAGAGGGCATCCAATAAGGGTGAGGTTTCAGATTTGCGACCAAGCCCAAAACCGATGGGGCGACCTTTATACTTCTGGAGCTTGGGAAATAACTAAAACACCATAAAAATGAAAGCGCGATTTAACAACGGGAAAATTACGGTTTACGAGCAACTGCCCGAAACCTTCAACAACGGAGAAATATCAATAATTGGAGAAATGGACAAACTAACAAAAGAAGAGCTGGAAGCCCTTGGCTTTTACGATTTGGTTAAACCACCAATTGACGAAGCGACACAAAGATACGCCAACATAATCTGGGATGCAGAAGCCAAACAATACACTTATTGCGTGGAACAAAAACCACAGGTCACGAATCCAATCCTGACCAAATTCCAATTTATAAGCCGACTGACCATGACCGAGCGCCTCGCCATTTACACGGCAGAAGCGAAAGACCCAATGATCAGAATGTGGCTTGATACATTCCGAATTTGCGACGATATCGACCTGACCAACCCTGACACCGAAACGGGAGTCCAGATGCTCGAGGCCGCCGGGTTTATTGCCCCAGGCCGGGTGAACGAAATCTTAAACATAAACGCCAATTGAAATAATGGCATGGAAACAAGAGCAGAAAAAAAGGGATGGCTGACCGACACCAGGATCAGTTTAATAGCGCTAATCGGAAATATAGTTTTCGTGATATACATCGGAGCGATCCAGATGAACGACACCAAAAACATGGTGCTAAAACACGAAGAGCTCCTAATCAAGCTGGAAACAAGAGTCGCCCAATTAGACAGCGACAAGCTGGACAAAGAGCAGTTCACCCTTTTTTTAACAAGTATTCAAGACCTAAAAATCGACATGAGGGATTTGAAAAACGCAATCATGGAACACATACAAAAAAGTAAACTAAAGTAAAAAGACAATGAAAAAGCTATTGGAAACACTAAAGCAAAAGGCCACCAAAGCGTGGGCCGATTTCAAGAAAACCCATTTTTACCAATCCCATAAAGAAGAGGCGCTCGCCATCCCGGCGGTATTGCTACTTTTCTTTTTTGCCAATTGGATCGGCAACAAGTACGAAAAGGGGAGCGCATTTTTTGACATACCCAGCCAGCTCGAATCGCTAATTTATAGCGCCGTCCGGTTTTGCGCTACCATAGGGCTGGCATGGCTTGGAATACGGATCATGGCCCCGCCAATATACCGTTATATAGTACGAGGACTTTATCCAGGATTCGACAACCTACCAGAAAAGGAAAAACGAACAGCCACCCTGGCGCTGGTAATAACACTCCTTCTTTGCGCGGCAACGGCACTAAAAGGCGGAGCCGCGACAACTACCAACGAAACCCGGGCCGCGCTAATAAAGGATTTGAACACAACGGTGGGAATCCACGAAACCACACCCAACGCAGGCCCCGAGGTTACATTTTTTTTTACGAGCGGTCAAGATATACACACCAGCCCCCTGGTGCGCGGCATACGTGAGTTTTTATTTGACAAAACACGGAATCCCGAACCCGAACACGGCGTGGTCGCCAGCTTTTGCAAACCCGAAGGATATAATCTGGACACCCAAAGACCAGCGAGTAAAACCGCTCCCAGGCGATATCCCGACTTACTACAATTACAAGCTAAAGCGAGTGGGACACGTGGGATTCTACGAAAAGACCGACCCAGATGGCTGGTTTATAACGATAGAAGGGAACACCAACGGGTCGGGAAGTTTTGAGGGCGAATGCGTAGCCAAGAAGAAACGCGACCCGGCCAAAATTCATGCGATAGCCAGATTTATAAAGTAATACAATAAAAACCCCCACCGGAATGATCCTAAATATAAACGGAACCAACACCACGATTGCAGTCGACGATTCGAGTTACAGATACAGGGCTATAATGGGCGAAAATAGCCTGACCCTGACATTTGCCTTGCCCGGTTTTTTGGACATACCGGTGGGGAGTTATTG